TCAACTGTGGTGTTTGATTCTGATTATGCAATCGGTGATGTGATAGAGGTGATAGCACTCTCTACGTTCAGTCCTGCAGACACAGTGCCTGCTTCAGGAGGAACCTTCTCAGGGAATGTAATCATGGATGCTAACCTGACTGTCTCTGGAACCACTACTACTATTGATACTGCTCTAACTGTTTCAGATGCAATGGTGGTCAACAATGCAGGATCAGATGTAGGTGTTAAAGTTAATAGCACATCCTCTGGTCACATCATGCAGTTGCAGGACAGTGGAACAGATGTTCTTGTGGTGGCAGATGGTGGGAAGGTAGGCATCGGTACTGCGGCTCTTGCATATACTCCACTCCATATTGCAGGAACATCAAATCAACTTGGAATCACGAATGATACAACTGGACATACTGCAACTGATGGATTTAGTATTGCTCAGGTTGGTTTAAATACTCAACTTCTTAATAAAGAAGCTGGGTATATGAAATTATATACAAGTGATGCAGTTCGATTGACTATTGATTCCAATCCCGGTCATGTTACTCCCGGTACTGACAATGCACAGGATTTAGGTTCAGCTTCGTTGAGATGGAGGAACGTCTATACTACTGACTTACATCTTGCCAATGAAAGAGGAAATTGGACAGTAATCGAGGAAGAAGATTATTTAACATTAAGAAATAATAAGACTGACAAAGTTTACAAGTTAATTATGGAAGAGATAAAATAATGGCTTTAATAAGTGCTCGTAGTTCAGGTACGATTGATACAACTACTAATTATTCATATACTGGTTCAGATCAGACATTCACCGTTCCAGCCAACATTACTATAATAAAAGTATATTTATGGGGAGGCGGAGCAGGTGCTGGTTATAATAATTATGCACCACATTGTACAGGAGGTGGAGGCGGGTTTACTTATGGAGAAATTAAAGTTGTTCCAGCCGAGACAATATGTGTTATGGTTGGATCAAGAGGGGAATCTGCCGCAACTTCCCCTACATATGGAGGAGGTGGGCAAACTACTGGCTCTCATAACTCAAGTTCAGGTGCAGGACGTTCTGCTATTTTTAGAGGTTCTAGTTCAGCTCTTGCTAATGAATTAGCAACTGCCGGAGGAGGCGGAGGTGGAGGCGAAGGCGGAAATGACGGTGCTGCTGGAGCAGGAGGTGGAGAAGTGGGACAAGATGGTACAATAGATGTTTATTATCTTGCCGATGGTGGTTCAAGATCAGAAGGTGCTGGTGGAGGATCACAAGGAGCACATGGAAGGCGTACTGGAAATGCTGGTGGTTCTTATGCCGATAGAGCACACGGTGGTAATTCAACCGTACCTGCTTCCGGAGGAGGTGGTGGAGGTTATTATGGTGGTGCAGATGGACAACAAGACTGCGGTGGAGGTGGTGGCTCTGGATATACCGGAGGAATGATATGGGGTATAACTGAAGGAGGTCACTTTTATGTTCCCGGTGGAGCTTCACATCCATTGCATCCGGGAAGTTCAATTGGATGGGGCTATCAGACAGGCGGTAGTTCTAACGGATTTCATGGATACGTAATCGTACAATACTAAAAGGATAAAATGACATTACCATATTTAGACCCAAGTCTTACACCAGAAGAAGTGGAAATCATTTCAAATAATCCTGAATGGAGAGCTAAATCTGATGAATTAGAAAGATATGCGGCACTCAGGAAAAAAAGGGATCGTCTTCTAATAGAAACTGATTGGTGGGTATTAAAAGGTGATCCTTCAGATGCTCAATTAGCTTATAGACAAGAATTAAGAGACTTGCCAGCAGTATCAACTCCAGATTTTGAAGATGGAAAATTAATAGGCGTAACTTGGCCTACAAAACCTGAATAAAGGAGTAACACATGAGCAGAGCACGAATCCTAGCAGATTACGTCAGTAGTGGTGATGAGTTGGCAGACAAGGCACCAAAGGCTAGTCCTGCTTTTACAGGTACACCAACTGGGATAACTGCAACCCATGTAGGCTTGGGTAATGTAACCAATGAGTCTAAGGCTACAATGTTTACTGCACCTAATCTTACAGGAGTTACAACAGCCGCATCTCTCGTACTCACACCCGGCTCTGCTCCAGCTACAACAGAAGGAGCAATGTATTATGACAGTACTTCTGATTCAGTTAAAGTTAGGGATGGATCGCAGTGGCAGGAACTGAGTAGCAAAGAATCTGCTACTGCAGTCACCACACACGCCACAGGTGGTGACTTTGTTGAGACATATACAGCAGGTGGTAATGATTACAAGGTACACATATTCTATACTAGTGGTATTTTTCAGACGTTAGGGGCGAGGAATGTTGATGTTCTTATAGTTGCTGGTGGTGGGGGTGCACATTCTCAGATTTATAATGGTGGTGGCGGTGCTGGTGGATTAATATATAAGACATCAGAACTTATTTCTACACAGTCTAATGCTGTAATAGTAGGAGCTGGTGGAGCAATAGAGAAAAGAGGTGGAGATTCAGAATTTAACTCATGGGTTGCTCTTGGAGGAGGAAGATGTGCAGGAACGGGCGGCGGGTCAAATGCCGACTCAGATGGAGGTTCTGGGGGTGGCTCCTCACATTCAACTCCTGGCCAAGGAGCTGGATTGCAACCTTCCTCTATTGATGGGGGTTTTGGTAATGGAGGAGGCGGCGAGACATATCAGACCCCACACTATGGTACTGGTGGCGGTGGTGGAGCCGGAGGCGTTGGAGCCGATGGAACTGCTGGAAATGGGGGTGCTGGTGGTATAGGTAAAGCATATACTATAAGAGATGGTAGCACTTCCGTTTATTATGCAGGAGGAGGTGGCGGAGGAAGATATAACGATACTGGTACTGCTGCTGGAGGTGCTGGTGGAGGTGGAAATGCTGGGGTTGCTGCTGCTCCTCATCTTGGCGGTGGTGGTGGCGCATCAAAAGCTGGTGGTTCAGGAATCGTAATAATAAGGTATATAGTATGAGTCATTTCGCAAAAATAGATAAAGATAATATAGTCACAAAAGTAATTGTGGCAGAACAGGATTTTATTAATTCTGGAAAAGTTGGTGATTCTTTCTTATGGATACAAACAAGTTATAGTAATAGCTTTAGGAAACAGTTTGCTGGTATAGGAGACACATACGACAAAGTAAACGATGTATTCATTTCACCACAACCTTATGGAAGTTGGACACTTGATGCCAGTTTCGATTGGCAACCTCCAACTGCAATGCCAGATGATGGAAAGGTCTATGATTGGAATGAAGACACACAAGCATGGGATAAGATAGAATAATCGGACATTTATGTCCGAATATAGGCTTATGATTGTGCCTTAAACAATCAGAAACAATACACACACACACAGAAAGGACATATTATGTCTAGTAATCCATTCGAACTACGATTCAAAATTCTTGAAATGGCACAGGGCTATCTTCAAGAACAAATACAACGCAACCAGGATTATTTCTCACTAGCTTGGGAACTTGCCCAAGGTCAGGGAGAAGCAAATAAGGAGCTTTGGAATGAGCTTCAGCCCGAAACTTATACCATCGAGGATATTAAGAAAAAGGCGGCTGAGTTGTATGAATTCGTAGAAACGAAGTAATACATTGTGTTAGGGTTACTTTGTTCGGGGTAACCCTATACAACCTTGAAAAATAGAAGTGCAACCACTTAATTACATGAATGAAGATAAACAGATCACTATTTGGAGGAGCAGGAAGTGCACTTGAAAATAGGAAACTTCTTAACTTTTGGGCAAGATTTACCATATCAATTGCCAATGCGATTACGTTTCTGGTTCTACTGTATCTATTGTTCTATTCGGAGGTTAAAGAATCGAGCCGTGACTTGGTTAATATCCTCTGTGGTGCATACGTTGCAGTCCTTGCAAAGTCTACTGACTATTGGTTCCGTGAAAAGAAAGATCATGAACATGAAGAAGAAATGGAAGCAAGCAAGGGAAGATATAAATTAAAAAAAGAAGGCAGATAAGTATGAGTTATTTTAAAAAGCTAATAAACTTCTTAGTTCCTAAAGATGATGAAATTATAGAGAAATGGAAGAAGGAGAATGGTCATGATAAAAAGAAGAACTTAACTATTGAGGATTTTGAACGTGCAAAGCATTCTAAAAGAAATAAAAATAAAATCTTAAGTTCAAACTTCTAATAGAGGTTCTTATATTATGGCTAATAGGAATGGTAATAACGCCATGCAAAATATGGCGGAGCATACACTTGTAAAAACATTTACTCCCCTTGTTGTTGCTGGATTACTAGGAATTGTAGGGTGGCTCTTTGCTACTGTTATGGATGTTGAGAAACTAGCTCGGGATAATAAACTTCATATTGAACATCTTCACATGGCAGAAGAAAGTTTTGAAAGTCAAATGAGGAATGTAGAATCAACTCTTACTGATTTAAGAATTAATGTAGGCAGGAGAGATCCAAGGGACAGATTTAATAACCATTAATAATGAATACTAATTCACTTATATTATCCGTAGGAGGTATTTTGATTGGCTCAATCACATGGTTATTAATTACTGTATCCAATTTATCAGGGGATGTTCAACTTATAAAATTTCAAGTTAATCAAAATAGGAATAGTCTGGAAACACTGATGGCAAAGGAGTAGCAATGACGAAGGAACAGAAGGATCATTTGCAAAGGTTAAGGGTTTTGCATGAGCAAGCAAGGAACCTTAATCGTTATAAAACAACTAAGTAATTATTAGGAGAACAGATGGTAGGTTTATTAGCTCCATTAATTGGGGGTGTAGTCAAGACAATGTGTATGAGTATGCTCTCTGAGCATCTTCTCAAACAGGTGATACTAATACTTTTAAGACGTTTGGTTGAATCTACGGAAAATGATGTGGACGATAAGATACTGGCGGCTTATGAAAAAAGTATTACCTGATACATCCTCAAAAGTATCATTTTACTTCGAAGAACATTTTGTGAATTTTTACTAGGGTGGATAGCTATGTGGAATTTTAAGAACGTAATCAAATCTTTTACATTTGACGAAATGGCTTGCAGGGATTGTTCTCATTGTGGAGGTGTTTCCGATATGAATGAACACTTCATGATGAAGCTTCAGTCACTCAGGGATGCATGTGGGTTTGCATTACCAGTGAACTCAGGCTTCCGTTGTGCCCAAAAAAATATTGATTGTAAGGGTCACACGGGATCGGCCCATCTGACAGGAGAAGGTGCAGATCTGAGAGTAGACAGAGACAAGGCAAGGACTGTAATCCAGAAGGCTATCGAGATGGGATTCTCAGTGGGTATTCAGCAGAAGGGTAGTTCCAGATTTGTACATGTTGATACTAAAATAAGAAAATCAGGTAAGGCTAATCTATGGAGTTATGCGTGAAATGGAGATTGAACTTGTTCTTGATAATGGCCTTGTTTGTGATTTTATTCCTGATTTCAGGGTGTCAAAAAAATCAAATACCTGTGACTACAGCTCTTTACAGTGGAGATTATCCAACTCTAAAACTTCGGCAAATGTGGGC